TTCAACCTACCAGTACTCTATCCCCAGAGTCATTGTTGAACCAGATGCAAAACTTTAGGAAGCAAGATGACAACAGTTCTGGAGTTCAAAACAGCAGACGAGAAACAGATTGACGATTACCGCAAGGCAAGCAAGCTGTGTGCAAAACTTAACTTTATATTTTATCAAGCCCATGTTGACGCAGGCTTCACGCCAGAGCAGGCAATGATGTTGATGACTACCGAAAATTACGAGACTGATGTAGACTATTAAGGCCAGCTTTATCCGACTGGTGGGCTGTTGTGTGGCAGCTCCTATTAGCCTCGTGAACATGCCGGGGCTTTTTTTAAACTCTAGCGAGGTAAGAATCATGCCAATGAAGAAAGGTAAAAAGAAAGGCGGGAAGGGTTATGCCCAAAGACCCCAGGCTTGAAAGAGTAGGTGTAGAGGGCTTTAACAAGCCCAAGCGCACTCCTAATCACCCAACCAAGAGCCATGTTGTAGTTGCCAAAGAAGGCAATGAGATTAAGACAATAAGGTTCGGGCAGCAGGGTGTTAGCGGCTCACCACCCAGAGAAAACGAGTCTAAGGCTGATGCAGCCAGACGAGCCAGCTTCAAAGCTCGACACGCTGATGACATAGCTAAGGGCAAAATGTCTGCGGCATTTTGGGCAGATAAAGTAAAGTGGAGCAAAAAATGAGCTTATACGAAAACATTAATGCAAAGCGTAAAAGGATCGAAGCAGGCAGCAAAGAAAAAATGAATCGAGTCGGCAGCAAAGCAGCACCATCTGCGGCAGACTTTAAAGAAGCAGCCAAGACAGCAAAGAAGCCTAAAAAGAAGTAACTGTGTTACTATAAGCAACACCAGCCCTTGAAGGGCAAGCATTTTGACCAGAGGTCGATATGAGCAATACCATAGTTGCTGTTGTAGGAAGACCATCAGAGTTTGATCCCGCATACATTGCCATCGCCATTGATTACATGGGCGATCAAGGCAAATCAATCACCCAACTAGCAAGACATCTACGAGTCTCAAAGCAATCTATCTACAATTGGATGGATAAATATCCTGAATTTTTGGACGCATTAAAGATGGCTCAGGAATGGGGTCAAGGATATTGGGAAGATCGTCTTGAAGATATGATGACAGACAGGTCAGCCAATGCTCCATTGGTAAAGCTGTACTTCTCTAATCGTTTCGGCTGGACTGACAGATCAGACGAAGAAAAGAAGTCAGAACCCATCACAATAAACATAGTCAAACCCAATGGCGCAGATTGAGCCAACGCTGCCACAATACAAGTACATCACATCAGCGAACAAGTTCCCTGCAATGGTAGCTGGCTTTGGTGCTGGCAAGACAGAAGCAGCCATTATGCGCTCTGTGTTCGGCCTATTAAGCAACCCTGGCTTTAATCGTGGGTTCTACGAGCCAACCTATGACCTCATACGCATGATTGCTTGGCCGCGCTTTGAGGCGTTTCTGTCAGAAAATAACATTCCGTATAAGTTGCAAAAGTCACCGATTAATCAAATAAACATAGAAGGCTATGGGTGCATATTCTTTAGATCAATGGATAACCCATCACGCATTGTCGGCTATGAACACGCCGATGCTGATATTGACGAGCTGGACACGCTGAAGAAGGATGACGCTGCACACGTTTGGCGGCAAGTGCTGGCAAGGAACAGGCAGAAGAAACCATCAGGCATAAACTCTGTTGGCGTGACAACAACTCCAGAAGGCTTTAAGTTTGTTTACGAAACGTGGAAGAAAGAAACGAGATCAGGCTACGAGATAATCCAAGCGCCTACTAGGTCAAATCCGCACTTGCCAGAAGGTTACATCGAATCACTACAGGACATCTATCCTGCACAACTGTTGTCAGCTTACCTTGAAGGCAACTTTGTAAACCTAACAAGCGGCACTGTTTACGCCAGCTACAACCGCACAGCGCACGACAGCAAAGAAACGATAAAGCCTGGTGAGCCGTTATTCATTGGCTGCGACTTTAACGTGACGAAACAGGCCGCAACGATCTATGTGCAGCGCGATGGCGGCAGGCAGTGGCACGCTGTAGCAGAGCTTGTGAACATGTATGACACACCAGAGATGATCCGCATCATACAAGGCAGGTGGCAGTCACAAGGGCATAAGATTTACATCTACCCAGATGCAAGCGGCGGCAGTCGCAAGTCGGTCAACGCATCTATCAGCGACATTGCTTTGCTGGAGCAAGCTGCGTTTGTTGTCAGGTCGAAGACAACGAACCCAGCGGTGCGTGATAGGGTAATGGCAACTAATGCTGCGTTTGAAGCAGGACGGCTACGCATTAATGCTGACGCTTGTCCCAATGTGGCATCGTGCTTTGAGCAGCAGACCTACAAGAACGGCGAGCCTGACAAATCAAGCGGCAATGACCACCAGAATGACGCATCGACATATCCGATTGCATATGAAATGCCTATCGTCAAGCCCGTTACTAATATTAAATTCAGTTTTGCGGTATAATCATCAATTGACGCATTAAGAGGCCGCACCCATGCCAGCATCGACTAAGAACCCGACATATCACATGTACTACGACACATGGCAGCAGACCCGTGATGCTGTCAAAGGCTCGGTTGCGATTAAAGAGAAGCGAGCGCGGTATCTTCCAGTGCCTGATGGCGAGACTGGCAGCGAGGGTGCAACTAACCTGCGCTACGCCAATGAAGAACACAAAGGTACTGGTACGCTGCGTTATCGCAACTACATCAAGCGAGCCGTCTACACCAACTTTACCGGCAGAACAAAGAATGCGCTAGTCGGTGCAGTGTTCCGCAAAGACCCGACAATCGTTGTACCTGCTGGGCTTGAGTATCTGATTGATGATGCTACAGGCGATGGCTTGAGTCTTAATCAACTGGCAAAGGATGAGCTGTCCAACCTGCTTGAGGTCGGCAGGGCTGGGTTCTTAGTTGATTACCCACAGGCAGATCAGGGCTTGTCAGTTGAGGATGTTGATCTGTTGGACTTACGGGCAAGCATTGTGCCTTATACCGCAGAGCAGATAATCAACTGGAAATTGGATGCTTACGGTGGGCGCAAACTGCTGACGCTTATCGTGCTGGAGGAAGATTATCCAGATGATGATGACGAGTTCGGGCATGAGAAGAAAAAGCAGCAGCGCATTCTTAGGTTATCTGACGAAGGTTACAGTCAGCAAATTTACCGCGATGAGATGCCATACACTGAGCAGTTCTTCCCAACTAAAGCAGACGGCTCAAAGTGGTTTGAGATACCGTTTGTATTCTGCGGCTCAAAGAATAACGATGCCTCGATTGATGACGCGCCACTGGCTGACATTGCTGAAGTGAACTTAGCACATTATCGAAACAGCGCAGACTATGAGGAATCATGCTTTATCACTGGCCAGCCAACGCTATTTATAACGCACAGCCTAAGCGCAGAGCAGTTTGCTGAGTACAACCCTAACGGCATTAAACTGGGCAGCAGGGCAGGCCATGTGCTGGGTGAGACAGGCGCAGCAACACTTGTTCAAGCCGAAGCCAATAACATCGTGCGCGAGGCCATGAACTCTAAACTTAATGAGATGGTGGCCATTGGTGCAAGGATAGTCACAGACAGAGGCCAGAACGAAACAGCAGAAGGTGCGCGAATACGCTTTGCGTCCGAAAACTCGGTGCTGGGCGATGTGGTCAACAATCTGTCTGAGGCTCTATTTACCTGCATTCTATGGGTAGGCGAGTTCATGGGCTTTGATGGCGACACTGAGTTTTACTTGAACACTGAGTTCTACGACAAGTCAGTTGACCCGCAGTTGATTATGTCGATGGTTACTCTGCTGGACAGGGAAATCATTGGCGAGGCTGACATATTCGACAGGCTCAAGTCGGCTGGATTGATTGAGCCAGGCAGAACACTGGATATGGTCAAGTCAGAACGGGGCTTAAATAATCCGCTGATATGAGCAACCTACTGGACGGCGTTACAAGGCATCAGATATTCGTGCAGCGTTACGCAGCAGGTCGAGAGCGTGAGGCTGTTGCGTTTATCGAGCGCATGATTAAGACAGTAAACAGCCGTCTGGCAACCGACATTACCGACTTTAGCCGTGGACGATTAGAATCAATACTGTTTGACCTTGAGCAATACGCAAAAGAAACGCTTGCCAGCTATTCTGAGAAGACAGTTGAGGAGGCACTAAAGTTTGCACAGTACGAGATTGGATTTAACGAAAGGTTGCTAGGGCAGAACATATCAGCCAGCCTGACTGTACCTGCTCCAAATCAAGTATCGGCTGCGATGTTCTCCAGCGTAATGAATGTTGAGCCTAAGCGCGGATATACTATTGAGCAGGCTCTGAAGGCGTTTGAGGGCAAGAAGTCATCACAGATCGTGGACACAATACGATCAGGCGTAATACTTGGTGACACCAGAGAGCAGATTACTTCAGCACTGGTGAGAATGGGCGACTTGCAAAAGCAGCAGGCGGCAACACTGACGCGCACGATTACCAATCATGTTTCTACTGAAGCACGATCTCTGTTTATGGACGAAAACGAGGATGTGCTAGAAGGCTACGAGTGGGTGGCAACGCTTGATAGTAGGACATCGCTTATATGCTCAAGCCGTGACGGTACTGTTTACCCATTCACCAATGACCCGATTCGCAGCCCAAAGCCTCCGGCGCACTTCTCTTGTCGCTCGACTATTGTGCCAAAGGTCAAAGATGAGTTTGATTTAACAGGCGGCAGAGTAGGCGTCAGACCCGCTATCGGCGCAGATGGTGTTGAGCAGGTGCGTGGCTCAACTGATTACCAATCGTGGCTCACAAGACAGCCCAAAGCCTTTCAGGTTGAGGTGCTGGGCAAAGAGAGAGCAGAGCTATTTAGGAATGGAAACTTAAAGCTGACCAACTTTGTTGACTCGGCAGGTGAAACAATCTCTCTTAATAGGTTGCGTGAGCTTGAGCCATTAGCGTTTCAAAAAGCAGGTGTTGAATTGCCTGTAATTGTGCCAAGATCGGTAACAGTAGCTCCAGTCGTACAGCAAGTGCGACCGGATCAGGTTTTATCTTCCGCATTAAGTACAAATAAGTTTGTTACAAAAGACACTTTAAACTCAATATACCAAAGCATAGGCACGCCAGAAATTGCTAAATTACAAGAATTTATAAGAGAAAAAGAAATAAAGACCGTTATTATCAATCAAAGCCAGATGAGTATAAAAACAAAGGCATCCAGAGACATATTTCCACAAGTGTTCAATTATCTGGAAACAAACAAAAATTCACTTTTAAGGGATAGGCTAGATGCTGGCAGAATTACAAATAACTTATATGCCACTACCAGAGCAAGCTCGGTGAACGGATTTACAAGTTCAACTTATAATCATGTGGTCGTTAAAAATAAAGTTACTAAACAATTTGAAAACTTTTCTGAAATAGCTACCAATATGCAAAAACTGGTAGAAGATTATGTGAAATTACCTGCGGAGAACAAGCCGTGGTCATTCTCTGATGGCATGGGTCGCATATACAAAAGTGACGCAGGGGCAATGGCGACTACTCTTTTGCATGAGCTAGGGCATCAAGTTCATTACTATGCAGGTGCGCCACAAATGCCTCAGTTTTTAAAGGAAGTTAGGCTCACAAAATATTCCACAACAAATAATGCTGAGTTTCATGCGGAGCATTTTGCGGCATGGGCAATAAACAGAGAAGCATTGGCCGGCAAAAGTCAAAAATTAGCAGAGTATTTTGATGACCTAATGGAAAAGGCTTTGAAATCTAATTTTAGAAGTTCTGAGGGGTTATAAATGACAGAAGATAAAGCTATACAGGAGGCTCAAAGAATTATCAATTCAGACGAGTTAAGTATAGAAAAAATAACAGAATTTTTCTCTTTAGAAAAATACATTGCTGAATATATTTTTGGCGATTTGATAGAAGCATTGATTGCGGTTGCTCCTTTAAACCTAATTGATGAAATAGCAAACTCTTAGTAGTAACAACGCGGCAGAGCCGCAACTTGCAAACCAGAGGTGAAGCATGGACTTTTTAAAAGATATTGAGATCGCACCAGAGTTAAAAACAACCATTGAGCAGCAGTTTAAATCCTACGTGGAGGAAACCACAAAGGGCTTAAAGGCTAACAATGACGCACTGTTGGCTGAGAAGAAAAAGGCTCAGGAAGCAGCAGAACAAGCATCAGCATTAGCTAAACTCGAAAACGAGGAAAAGCTAAAGGCGAAAAATGACTACAAACAATTGTTTGAGTCTCAGCAGCAGGAATCGGCACAACTTAAGCAGCGGCTTGAAGAAATGATGACCAAAGATAAACGGTCAAAGATCAGCACTGAAGCCGCACGAATTGCCGCTGGTTTGACTAAAGACGTAGGCAGGCTTAAAATGTTAGAAAAGGAGCTTGGCCAGAGGCTGACCCTTGTTGATGACCAGATCAGAGTAGCAGACCAAAACGGTCAGCTAACTGTCTCGACTATCAACGATCTCATTGTACAGATCAAAACTGATTACCCGTTTTTAGTAGACGGCAGTCAGGCGACAGGCGGTGGAGCCGCACGTTCATCCGGTGGAGCTGGGTCGGGCGACAAGATTATAACCAGAGCTGACTATGACAGCATGAGACCTATTGAACGGTCTAAATACATGCAGGCAGGCGGCAAGGTTACTGATTAAATCACTCAATTTTCAACACCGGAGTTAATACGCTATGACTACAAATACGCTAACCAATCTGTTACCTAACCTTTATGCCGACCTTGATGTTGTAAGCCGTGAGCTTACAGGCATGATTCCTGCTGTAAGCATCGACGCCTCACTGGCTCGTGGCAAAGTAGGTCAGTCGGTCTTTATTCCACAAGCTCCAAGCAACACCAGTTCAGACATAACGCCTGCTATGACTGTGCCTGCCGAAGCAGATCAGGTTATTGCATCTGTTGCCGTTTCAATTAGCAAATCAAAATCCGTGAAGTTTAGCTGGGATGGGGAGGAAGAGCGCGGCCTGAACACTGGCCCCGGCATCTCTTCTATCTGGCGTGGTCAGTTTGCACAGGCACTGCGTGTATTGGTGAACGAGGTCGAATCTGACCTGACGGGCCTGCAATCCAAGTTCTCACGCGCTTTTGGTACGGCGGCGACAACTCCTTTCGGCACTGCTGGTGATTTTAGTGATGCTACGCAGACTTTGCGTATTTTGAAGGACAACGGCGCACCTTTGTCTGACAACCAGCTAATCATCAACACTGCTGCTGGCGCGTCTTTTCTCGGTAAACAGGCTGATGCTAACCGTCAAGGCACAGACACAATTTTGCGTCAGGGCGTGTTTCAGACCGTAAGCGGCATGGACATTCGTGAATCTGGCCAGGTCGTTACTCAGAGTGCTGGCGCGATGGCTTCTGCCACCAGCACATCTGCTGCCTTTACTGTCGGCCAGACCGTGATTCCGCTGGCAACTGCCGGTACTGGAGTTGTTGCTGCGGGCGATGTAATCAGCTTTGCCAACGATGCCAACAAGTACGTTGTGACCTCAGTCTCTTTCGCAGGCGCAAACCCTGCATCTGGCGACACGATCACAATTGCGGCTCCCGGCCTGCGAATTGCTCAGTCTGCTGCTACTCGCGCAATTACTGTCACTGCAACCAGCGCACGAAACATGGCGTTTAACCGATCAGCTATCGTGCTGGCAACTCGTCTGCCAGAGCGTCCTTCTGCTGGTGACATGGCGATTGACGTTACTACGCTGGTTGATCCGCGTTCTGGTCTGGCGTTTGAAGTAGCGATTTATCCTGGCTACCGCAAAGTGGTCTACGAAGTATCTTTGGCGTGGGGCGTGCAAGTTATCAAGCCTGCTCACACTGCACTGCTGTTGGGTTAATCGTAAGCAACGAGAGGCAGGAAACTGCCTCTTTTGCTGGGGGATTTTATGGCACTGATAGTCGAGAATGGCACAATCGTAGCAAACGCAGACAGCTATGTTTCAGTCGCTGACTATGAGTCATGGGCTGACGCTCGCGGCATTGAGTATGACTCAAGCGTTATAGAGTCGCAGATACTTAGGGCGATGGACTACATTGAGACCCTGCGTTTTATTGGGCAAAAGTCCACTAAGGCGCAGCCGCTTCAATTCCCGCGTGTCGGTGTTGTAGTCGATGGGTTCGAGCTGGACTATAACGAGATTCCGCAGCAACTTAAAAAAGCAGTCTTTGAATCTGTCAAAGCAGAGTCAGAAGGATTGTCTCAACTTGCCAACATTGAGCGCAGAACATTACGCGAAAAGGTGGGCGAGATTGAAGTGCAGTATGCCGAGAACAGCAACTCTCAGACATCTGTGGTTGCTATAAACAAGGCACTCTACAAGCTACTCGCACCAGCATTCTTGGTATCGCGAGCGTGAGCCGTTTCAACTACACTCCATTGCAGAACTCTGCTGCCAAGCTGATAGAAAAGTTTGGTGCAGAGTACCGCTTTGAGCGTCAGATTGACCGTGACTATGACCCAGAGACTGGCAAGCCGGTCAGCAGAAAATTTTCTTACACATCAAATGGCATTGTTGTTAGCTTTACAGAAGCCGAAAGGGGCGCGTCTAGAGTTAATGCGGGTGAAAACGTATTGCAAGGCGACATTAAGCTATTAGCAGAAAGCCTAGATTACAACATAGGCGATCTTGTAAGCGTTGATTGCTTGTCATATAGAATCATCAACATAGCAACCATTCAGGGCAGTCAGCAAGTCATGGCTGTTTACCTGCACCTGAGGAAGTAATCATGGCGACAATCGCCGAAGCTATTATAAACATCAACAAGCGTACAGAAAAAATGGTGCGCGGAACTGTGATTGGGTGCGCTTCACGAATTATTAAACGAACACCAGTTAAGGACGGTACTTTGCGCGGCAACTGGCAAGCATCTATCGGCCAGCCAGTGCAAACAACAATAGACAGAATGGATAAAAACGGCGCAGCTTCAGTTTCAGACGTTGCTAGAGAAGGGCAGCGACTAAACATTGGCGCAGTATTCTATATGACGAATAATCTGCCTTATGCTGCTGCTATTGAGTTCGGCTCATCAACACAAGCACCACAAGGAATGATGCGAATTGAAGTGCTAGAGACAGCAGCGGCAATCGAAGCAAACAGGATGAAAGACTGATGGCAACTTACTTTGCAGACATTGAGGCCGCACTAACGATACAGATGAACGCTCTTGCAAGTCGGCCTGCTGTTGCTTTTCCTAACGTAAAGTTTGAACCAAACGGCAAGAAACCTTATCTGCGAATTAACGTAATACCAGCCGAGACTGTGCAGGCATCACTCGGAGCAACAGGGAAAGATGAAACAAACGGCATCTGTCAGATCACTTGTTTTGTACCAACTGGCACAGGACGATCCGATCTGCCAGATATAATTGCCGATCATTTTAAACGCGGCACTGTTTTAAGTTATAATGGAACTAGCATCAGATTACGCTCGCCCAGTATCGGGCCAGCAATAGCAGACGGCGCATTTTATTTTGTGCCAGTATCAATCCCGTATCAGACATTTACAGAGGCTAGATAATCATGGCAATTGCAAACGGCGCACAGCACACCATCCACTTTGTTCCCGAAGTTACCTACGGCACAACTCCTGCCGCACCAGCCTTCAAGCCTTTCCCGCACACTGGCACAAACTTAGCCATGACCAAAGACGGTCTTGAGTCTGAAAAACTGCGCGGTGATCGCCAGGTTGAGGACTTCCGTCACGGCAACCAGTCAATCAGCGGTGATGTAACCTCAGAGTTCGAGTACGGTGATCTTGATGACATTTTGCAGGCCGTACTGTGCGGCACTTGGGCTGCTGACGTTTTAAAGGCAGGCGTGACCCGCAGATCGTTTACGCTTGAGCGCAAGTTTGCTGATCTTGCTACGCCAGAGTTTCACCGATACACAGGCTGCGAATTCAACACGTTTGCAATGTCTGTTAGCCCTAATGCAATCGTCACTGCAACCTTTGGCGTGATTGGTAAAGGTCTTACACTTGCAACGACTGCAATAGCCAGCAGCACATACGCTTCACCATCAGCGGTTCAACCTTTCGACAGTTTCACTGGCTCAATTACTGAAGGCGGCTCACCGATTGCTGTTGTGACAAGCATTGAGTTTACATTGGAGAACGGTCTTGAGCCTTTGTTCGCAGTTGGCAGCAAGACAACAAATCGGCCATCAATCGGCAAGTCTCGACTGACAGGCACGATGACAACCTACTTTGAAAGCAAGACGCTCTACGAAAAATTCATCAACGAAACATCCTCCAGCATCGTGCTGACACTTGTTGATCTTGCAGGCAATGACTATGAGTTTGACTTTCCAAACGTCAAATACAACTCAGGTCAGCCAGACGTATCAGGTGAAGGCGCAGTCACTATCAGCATGGACTTTATTGCTCTTTATGATGCGACAGACGCAAGCCAGATCGTTATAACCCGCGATCCGGTATAACATCATGGAATTGTCCAATCTGATGACTGCTGATGACCATGCGGCAGGGGCGGAGTGCAACATCTTCTCCCCTGTTGATGGAAAACTTACGGATGTTTTTATCCTTGTTGCCGGTGCTGACTCACCTGTCTGGCGTAAATCAAAGCGCAAGCAAACCACTGAGATCATGGCTGTTGCCAGATCAAAAGATACGGTTGACCTTGATTACGACAAGATGGACATAGAGGCACTGGTTGACGCAACGCTTGGCTGGCGCGGTATCGTGAAAGATGGCGAACCGTGGGAATACAGCAAAGCAAACGCGCTTGATCTGTACAGCAAGTCGCCTGGTATTGTTTCGCAACTGTTAGACTTTATCGCTGACAAGAGAAATTTTACCAAAGGCTGATTGACGAATTTGTTACCTTTGGTCGCTGGTGTTTTTACATACACGCGCACCCTGAAGGCTCATCAATCAGCCGGTACGATACGCTTAAGCAGGTCGAGAAAAGCACAGGCAAGACGCCAAAAGATTTGCAAGGCGCACCATCTGTCGGCATAGAGCATGAGGACGCGTTAAAGGCTTATAAGTCGCTGACTACGCACACATGGCAAGAGCTTGACGCTTACATGCGCTTATCTGGCAACACGCTCTCAGGCTGGGAAATAGAGGCTGTTATGACACTGGCAAAGCATAGAGACGAGGTTCCAAAATGGCCACTGAAGTAGTTACCCTAGTATTTGGAGCTGATACCCGCCCACTGAAAAGTGCAAATGATGAGCTTGCTAAAACAGCAGCCGCAAGTGTTCGCGCTGAAGATGCTGCAAAGAGAATGGGCACTCAGTTAAAAAACGCAGCTAATGACTCCATCAATCCGATCAAAAAAGTAACCGCAGGCATATCAGGCTTACAGTCTGCATTGATTGCCATTGCTGGCTCTGTTGTTGTTGGCCAGATTGTAAACATGGCTAATCAATTTACGGACTTAAACTCTAGATTGATTAACGCGACTGGCAGCACTGAGGCCGCTAATCAGGCGTTCAAGGCGATTACAGAAACTGCTAGAGGCACATACTCAAGCATTCAGCAAACGGCGCAAGCCTTCCTTATGAACTCAATGGCTCTTAATGAGCTTGGGTTTTCTACTAAAGAGCAAATTGATCTTGCTGACGCATTAAACAACGCTCTTGTTATTAGCGGCACAAAAGGCGATCAAGCAGCGTCAGTAATGAATGCTTTGTCAAAAGCAATGGCACTTGGCAAGCTATCCGGTGATAACTTCAACACAGTTATTCAGTCGGGCGGCAGAGTTGTTCAAGCGTTAGCTGATGGCTTGGGTGTTACGACAAGCGAGCTTAGAAGTATGGCTGCTGATGGCCTGCTGACCACTGAGGTTCTTGTAAAGTCTCTGACTGGTGAGGTCTCCACTCTGCGCCGTGAAGCAGCAGCAATGCCTGCAACTATTGCTGATGGCATGGTTCTGTTTAAAAACTCAATGTTTGGGCTGATCGGTACACTTAACGAAGTATCAGGTGTTAGCCAATCAGTCTCTGGGCTAATTGTTGGCATTGCTGACTCGGTGCAAGGCTTTACTAATCGAATCGTCACGGCAAGAGAAAGACAGCAAGAATTTAACGAAGTGTTTCAAGAGCTGTCTACCTTAACAACAACTGGCTATGTGCCTGCACTTGATGAGGCAATCAACTACGTTAATCGTTTGATTGAGTCTAAACTTGATCTGATTGATGTGAGTTTGCTGGAAAACAAATCAATTACACAAAACCAAGAAGTGATTGACAGAGTTAATGCTCTTTATGGTGAGGCATCAAGACAGAGGCAACGACACAATCAAGTTGTCGGTGAGCAGAACCAGTTGTCTGCAATGCTTAACGCAACACTGCGTGAAAAAGCAGGCATTGTTGAAGAAGTCACTGCCAACGAAGGCCAAAATAACAATGCAACAGAAGCATCAATCAGCCTAGCATCACAAGTGATGGCATCAATCGCTGATGAAATTTATGCGCTTAACCTAAGTAATCGCGAGCGAGCATTACGGGCAAACTTGATCGCGCTTGGCAATGACGCAACACCGGCTGAAGTGGCGGCAATCGTTGCTGCTACAAATGCGCTTTATGATGAGCGAGACGCACTGGCAGCTTTGAATGAAGTAAAGTCAGTGCAGGCAGGCAAGCCAGGCGGCGGGAAAATAAAAAGCTTGGCAGAAACAGAGCGCGAGCAGCAGCAAGAAAGATTTGCTGAATTGCTTTTATGGAAGCAGGCAGAAGTTCGGCTTGATAACCGCGCAAACGATGCAAGGCTAGAGCGACAAAGAGAACAAACATCTCAGCTTCTCGCATTTGAAGATGTGTTGCTGCAAGGCAAAAACTCTGCACTCGGCGAAGCATATCGAATTGGCGTGAATTATGCTGATAAAGAAAAGCGCGAGACTGCTGCAAAGATTATCTCTGACAGCTACGCTGCGGCGATGGGAGCTTTTAAATCACTGTCAGGCATTCCATTTATTGGCCCGGCTTTGGGCGCAGCAGCAGCAGGAGGCATTCTAGCGGCTGGTGTCTCTTATTCTGCTAAGTCACTTGCTGGTCGGGCATTAGGCGGTCAGGTGCGCGGTGGCGAGTCTTATGTTGTGGGCGAGCGTGGGCCAGAAGTTCTAACAATGGGATCAACTGGTGGCAAGATTATTCCTAACTCTGCTATTTCAAATCTTCCAGCTTCAGGAATAATAAACAACACTGCCAACGTCACATTCAGCATAACCGCAAACGACACACGCGGCTTTGATGAGCTGCTGTTGAAACGGCGCGGCATGATTGCTAGTTTGGTGCAGTCATCACTTAATAACTTGGGCAGAAGCATATGAGTGGCACATATCCGGCAGACCCGATTGCTTCAAGGGTGCAGATTTCATCATTAAAATTTAACCTGATGTCTGAGTCATTATCAGGCAGGCGACAGGTGCGCGGGATAGGCTCGCAGCGATGGTCAATCACGGCATCTTATAACCCAATGACACGCGCAGAGTTTATGCCTGTCTACGCTTTTATCGTTGCCCAAAATGGACAGTTTGAAACCTTTACCTTTTCGCCTCCAGTTGTTGGCTCAACATCAGGCACAGCAACCGGCACTGTGACAACAAACACAAGCGTATCAATCGGGGCAACAACTGTATCGCTGACTGGATTAACTGGATCACTGAAGGCTGGCGATTACATCAAGTTCGCAAACCACACAAAAATCTACATGCTGATGGCTGACAGATCAGGTGCGGGGACAGTAGCAATACAACCTCCTCTGGTTGCTGCTGTAGCCTCTGGTCAGGGCGTTACTTATAACGATGTCCCATTCACTGTTCGGCTTGATAACGACCTCCAGCAGTACTCTCTGAACGGCTTTGAGCGTTATATTTACGAAGTTGACATGGTGGAAGCATTATGACCCGCGCTATTAATGCAGCCACTATCACGGCACTACAATCAGATGCGTTTAACATGGCGCATTTGATTCAGTTGGACTTTACCACAGCAGTAAAGCTGACAGACTGGGGCAGAAACATAGCTGCGCTGTCTACTACCTTTCTAAGTTCTCCGCATCTTGTTGGCATTGGTGACTCATCTGAGTCTACTGATATTCGCGTCAACTCCATTGACCTTGTTTTATCAGGTGTCGAGCAAACCTTTATTGCTTTGTTTCTGACCAATAACTACATGGATGTGCGGGCGCGAATCTGGAAGGCGGTTCTTGATTCAGCAGATGCAATAATAGGCGATCCGTTTTTAGTGTTTGATGGGCGCATCAGCAGTTACAGCATAAGTGACGACAGCGGCACAAGTGAGATCAGTATTGAGATGTCTTCACACTGGAAAGACTTTGAATTGAGCAAGGGCAGGCGCACAAACAGAAACAGCCAGCAGTATTATTTTCCAGCAGACAAGGGTTTGGACTTTGCCGGTGTTATTGTAAAAAACTTAAAGTGGGGTAAAGGCTAATGGCGCTTCCAGTATTACCAGCAGCGGCATCAGCAGCAGGGTCTGCGGGGGCTTCTGCAATAGCAGTATCATCAGCAACAGCAGGGTCATCACTGGCTGCGGCTCTTGGGCCAATAGGGCTTGGTGTTGCCCTGTTGAGCGCAGGCATCTCCTACTTTTCGCAGCGCAAGGCTAAAAAGAAAGCCAAGAAAGCAGCAAGGTCTGCACTTGGTGAATTGTTAAACTTTGACGGCACTAACAATTTTATTCCTGTTATCTATGGTGTGAGGCGAATAGAAGGAACTCTGGTTTATATCTCCACTAATGATGCGCCTGGCGGTGATCCTAACGAGTTTTTATATCTGGTCTACGCTCTTTGTGAAGGCGAGGTGCATCAGATATTAGAGGCAGATGTTTTGATTGATGACCTGCCAGTTAGTGATACTAGATTTGATTACACCGATTCTATTAATACATCAATTTATCTTGGCACTGATGCACAAACAGCAGATTCAATGCTGATTAACGAAACAGCAGACTGGACGGCTGACCACAAACTCAGCGGTATTGCTTACATCCGTGTGCGGTTGAAATGGGACAGAAAAGCCTTTAACAATATTCCGGTCGTGTCTGCACTTGTCTACGGTAAAGAGGTTTATGACCCGCGAACAGCGACAACCGCTTTCTCAACAAATCCTGCGCTGTGCATACGCGACTATTTAACGAATGAGCGATACGGCAAAGGGCTTGATGTAAGCCTAATTGACGATACTGCAATCAGTGCTGCTGCTGACTTTTATGATACGACTGTGACGTTTTACACAGGCGGCACAACGGGCAAGGTGTTTGAGTTTAACGCGATTGTGGACACTGAGCAGTCAATTCTTGATAACCTCAAAGACATGATGCTCTGTTGCCGTGGCTTTATGCCGTACACGAATGGCATCTACCAGTTAATACCCGATAAGTCAGCATCAAGTGTTTTTGCTTTTGACACTGACAACATCATCAGCGGCATATCCATCAGGGGCGAGAATAAGGCAGACAAATATAATCGCATGGTCTGCACATTTACCGATCCGACAAACAACTATCAGGAAAATACAGTCATCTGGCCAGAGGCTGGCTCTACAGAAGAAATTGCTTTCCTGCTAGAAGATAACGGAACAGAGCTAATCGGTGAGATTGACCTGCCATACATTACAAACTTTTATGCTGCTCGTGATCTTGCGAGGGTGTTCTTGCTGCGCTCTCGCAACGCTATTAGGACATCGTTCAGCGCAAACAGTGACGCTCTGAATGTTTCTGTTGGCGATGTTGTCACAGTGACGCACCCAACGCCGGCATGGAGCGCAAAGCCGTTCCAAGTCGAAGAAGTGGCAATCAACTACGATGGCACATGCACTGTTGCACTGATTGAGTACGACAGCTCTATCTACAGTTACGATCCAGCCTCTGAGCAACTGGCATATGCTGATACTGACCTGCCAAATCCATTCGCAGTTGCTGCGCCAACGAGCCTAGTCGTTACTGAATCAACTTTGCTAAGTGAGGACGGCACAGTAGTAAGGGAAATTGATCTTGCATGGACAGCGGCTGATGATGCGTTTGTTGAAAGCTACGAACTGCAATTTAAACTGTCTGCGGCAACAGAATATTTTTCTGTGTTTACATTCGAACCAAGATACGTTGCAACCTATGGCGCAGTTGGCGAAGTCTATAATTACAGAATAAGAGCTATCAATTCACTAGGTGTTAGCAGTGCATTTTTAACTGGAACATATACCACTGTTGGTGATGTTACTGCGCCTGCTACCCCGACTGGGTTAACGATAACTGGCAGCTATAACGAAGCAATCCTTAAGTGGAACCTTGCAACGGAAAAGGATTACAAAGAAACTTTAATCTTTTCCAACACGGTTAATTCAATACCTGCAACGCCAACCCTGATTATAACCGGCAACACAGTAACAGTTTTTGATCTAGCTAAAAGCACAACATTCTACGTCTGGCTGAAGCATGTGGATTTTAGCGGCAACATATCTGCTGCAAGCACTGTAGTTACGTTTAGCACAACCAGCGGTTTGACAGATGTTGCACTTGCCGACAATGCGGTGACAACTCCTAAAATAAATGCTGCTGCTGTGACTGAGGCTAAAATAAATGACGGCGCAGTGACTGTTAATAAAGTTGGAACTGGCGCGATTACAAACGCTAAACTTGATGCAAATGCCGTGGCAGCTAACGTGTTCGCTGCTGGTGTGCAGCCAATTGGCATAGCAGCGACAGTGCCGCTGAGTAGAACAGTTGATACGATATTTGTTACCGCAGATGCAAAGTTATACCGATGGAATGGCAGTGCTTACATCAAGACTGTAGACGATGGTGACATCACTGGGATGGTAGTCAGCAAGCTCACTGCTGGCACTATCAATGTAGCTATCACCACCACAAACATTTTGCAGCTATCAACAGATGGCAAGATATACACAGCAGGCAAGACCTCCGCAGCCAGTACAACAGCCGGTGTATTTCTTGGGCATGACGGCGGGTCGAATTATGACTTTGCTGTAGGTGATGGCACGAAGTCTATCGTATGGGATGGGTCGGCGGGGACGTTTGTTATTACGAACGTGAATCTGGCAACGAATGGACAGGTAAGTGCTACTGGCACAACATCTAGCGCGGAAGGTAACGCTTGTATTGTAGGTGCATCAGCAACCAGCGGAGTTCGCGGCGGTGTGTTTATTGCAACTGACACATCCGGTGCTGTTGGCGTTTCTACATCTGGTTCAGGGTTATATGGTAAAACAGCAGGCACAAGTACTAGTGCGCCTGGTGTTTTAGCAAGCTCAGGCTCTGGAGGCTACGCACTAGCAACTGAAACCGGCAGCATAATTATTAATTCTGCAACTTCAAACATGATTATCGGCACAGCCACTAACACTGGCAACAATAATCTGGTCATTAAAGAAGGCGTTGCAGGGTCAAGGCTCGACAACCAAATGATAGTATATGGCGCATTATCAACTGATGCAGATACAACGCTTGGAATAATTACTGAACAAGGCGTAGTTGCAGGAACTGGCGCATTTGCTGGCATTCTACAAATCAGAATAGTATGGAACGGAGCAGAATACTGGCTCCCACTACAGGCGGTATAAAATGGGCGAAAACGAACAGATATTGAGCATGACGGTTGATTTTACACTAGGCGGCGTTTCTGCGATTGTCGGCATATTAGTTGATGGTATTGGTAAGCATCACCGGCTGGTAAATTTGGGCAAGGCTGGCTTTGATGAGCTAATGTCTGCAAACCCGTCATGGGCTACTGACAAGCCTGCGAACACCTTCCGTAAAGATGACATTGAAGCATTGATTAACTACATGAGCGAATAAATGAACAGCCAAGAGTTTGAGTGTATAATCAAGATTGTTGAGAAGGCTTTGAACGAAAACGCAGGCCATCGAATTAACGAATATACCGGAACTGGTATATTGCACATCATAGCCAAGCAGGTTGGTGAGCTAGTAGATAAGGAACCAGAACCATGAACTGCGACATGATCTATCTAGTCAAAGACGACAACGGAAGCCAGCTTGAATGCAGAATAACCCGTGAGGACACTGACTCGCCTGTTAACCTCACAGGTGCAACTGCCAGGCTTAAGTTTCGCAAGAAGCGCACTACAAATATTCTATTTACGCTGACAAACATCACCATCGCGCCTGTTGACCTGCCTAACGGTCAGGCACTGTTCCAGTTCTCAGGTGCAAACCTTGATCTTGCTGCTGGCTTTTACGAGGGCGAGGTTGAGATCACATTCTCAAACAGCAACATAGAAACGATTTACGAGATCATCGACTTTCAGGTGCGGGATGACTTTTAATGAATCGCCTGCAAGCAATATCCAAGCGACTTTTAACCAGTAACATTTCAAAGCGAATTATCGCTGCGACTGTAAGACTCGGCATATTTATTTTTCTTTTTGCGACATCCAGCGCGGCATCAGCACTTGAGGCCATTGCTAAACTGCTTGGCAAGGCGTTACAGGACAATGCAAGCGCAACTGATGCACCAAGCAAGGGTGTGTCAAAGGTTGCCACAGACGCTGCTACAGGCTCTGACAGCAACGCTAAGACTGTCGGCAAGAACATCACTGACCAGCTTTTCTCGACTGATGATATAAATGGGGCTGGGGCTGATGACGACCAGAACATTTCATTCTTTAAAGTTCTAAGCAATCCGTCATTCGCGGTAGACAATATTGTCCTGTTGGCGGCTTTTCTGCGCTCGTTTAGCAACACAGCTACTGCAACGGATGCGCCAGTTTTGTTAGCAGGCAAGGTATCTGCTGACACCTCATCCGCATCCGACTCTGATGTCAAATTAACAGGCTTGGGCAAAAGTGATACAATCGCGGCAGGCAGTGCAGGAACTGTTTTAAATCAGGACTATGTTGATAATGCTTTTTATTTTGCCGATGACTACGTTGGCGTAAAACGAACATTCTGAGGGTACGAAAATGATCAAAGATAAATTAGGTGCAACTGGCCGTCTTAATGTCGTTTTGCTCGATGCTGACGGCAATGTTAAACATCAACAAGATATTCCAAACTTGGTAGTTAATACTGGTCTGGCTTATATCGCCAGCCGCATGAAGGACACTACCGCAACCGCGATGACGCATATGGCTGTCGGCTCAGGCACAACCGCTGCTGCTGCTGGCAACACGGCTCTTGAGACGCAGATTAGCTCTAGGGTGTCTCTGACCTCGACTACGGTCACTGCAAACGCAATTGAGTACGTTGCTGCATTCGGAGCTGGCGTATCAACAGGCGCGATCACAGAGGCTGGCATATTTAACGCCTCAACGTCTGGCACAATGCTTTGCCGCACAGTGTTTAGTGTTGTCAACAAAGCCGCTGCTGATACGCTCCAGATAACCTGGACTATCACTATAAACGCTGTTTAACAATGAGGGCTGGCAATGTCTACAATCGTAACGAGGGCAGGCAAAGGCAGCCCGTTAACCAACACTGAAGTCGATTCTAATTTTACGAATCTAAACACTGACAAATTAGAAATCAACGCTGCTCTCGGCACTCCGGCATCTGTCACGCTAACCAATGCAACTGGCTTGCCAACCGCTGGTTTAGTTGATAACGCGGTTACTGATGCAAAGCTGCGAGATTCTGGCGCACTGTCAGTAATCGGCCGCTCTGCTAACTCAACGGGCAATCCTGCTGACATCTCTGCTGGCGCTAACCATCAAGTACTACGCAGAGACGGCTCATCACTCGGTTTCGGGGCAGTCGATCTCAGTAGTAATCAGGCGGTCACTGGTACGCTACCTGTCAATCAGGGCGGCACAGGCATAACGTCTTTCGGCTCTGGTGTAGCTACATGGCTCGGCACACCAACATCGGCTAACCTCGCTGCTGCTGTAACAAATGAGACTGGCTCCGGCGCATTAGTATTTGCCACATCACCAACTTTAGTTACTCCACTCTTGGGCACTCCAACAAGTGGCGTATTAACCAACGCTACCGGCCTACCTCTGACCACAGGCGTGACAGGCACTCTCCCAGTTGCTAATGGCGGTACGGGTCTAACAAGCTACACAGCAGGCAGTGTTGTGTACTCAGAAGACGGAACCAGCCTAACAAGCGGCATCAAGTTTGGCACAGCACCACAAGATATTGTTCTGAACCAATTCTTAAGCGGTATGGCCTACCAAGACCCTAACAACGTCACCATCGGCGGCGGTAGTGCAACACTGACCAGCCTGACGGCGACCACGGTGACTGGTACGTCAATGGTCTACAACGGCGCAGAGCTGAACTCTCGGCTCAATCCACTTGCTCAGGCTGTGTCGGTGCAGATGACGGCTGCAACAAGTGGTAGTAACGGCATCCAGCAGCTTGATAACGCCAATCTTGATATGGGGACAAATAATTTTACCCTGCATTGGGAAGGGTCGCTGCCGGATTGGACGCCTGTGGCTGTTAGCAGAGTGATCCATAAGCGGCAATCAGCGTCGGTTAGGTGGTCTTTTGCTGTAAATACAGACGGGACGCTTTCAGCATTTGCAACTGATGGCGGCACTATATTCAGCACTACAAGCACATCTGCTGCATCAATAGCAGCAAATGAAGTAGCCAAGATTACTGCGGTTATTGTCCGAGAGTCTGCCCTAGTTGCGGGAAGCGTGGCCTTTTACGTGAACGGCACTGCGCTTGGCGCTTCTGTTGCAATCACTGCGGCAACGACTGCCTCAATAAATAACACTGGGGCTTTGAGCATTTGCGCGGCAAATTCTACGGCAGACGGGCGAATAGAATCAACCACCCGCGCCTGCTACTTATTCAACCGCGCCCTAACCTCAGCAGAAGTCCTTGACCTTAGCATCAACGGAGTTGCGCTGGCTGATCGGGGGGCGAGTCAGTTAACGCCAATAAGTGGAAATGCACAAAACGGAACGTCAACACGCGCTTTATCATCTTTTGTGGGGACTACAACGGGTTTTAGCGGATCAGCGTCATCATCAACAGGTACTGCAAGGCAAGGTGGGTGGACGCTGAATGCTCAAACTGGAAAACGCTACAGAGTGAAGTTATCATATGTTGCTAACGCTACAGCAGGTGGCACTCTTGAGTTGTCGGCTAGAATATCCACATCTACAAGTGATTTAACGGCTCTATCAAACGTAGAGACCGTAAGCGGCACAACCACGATGACAGGCACTTTGACCACAGAGCTTGTGGCTACGTCAACCGGAGCTTTTTTTGCCGCTGTAACAATACGCAGCCCTTCGGCGGCCGCATCTATTGATATAACCGTTACGGATTATTCGATTATTCAAGTGGGCATCACCTCCGAACTCCTAGCCAGCAACGCTCAATCCGACACCGGCCAAATCTTTGACACAAGCGGCAACAAGAATCACGCGCTGCTGCCTGCATCCGGCGCAACAGTCGTTGGTCGCCCTGTATCGCAAACCCGAGAAGTACGCTGGACTAACACATGGGCTGGGACAAATGAATTGCAATACATAGGCGGTGTCAATCAAGCAATCTTGCCTGCTAATGCCTACATCGAATCAATCGTAGGCACAGTAAGTGGCGCGACACCACATGACATTATTGTCGGTGACGGCTCAGACGCTGACCGCTACGTGACGATTACAACGGGGCTGGCTGCTGGGACAACGACATTCACGCTGGCTAACCGGACGACAGACGGCACGAACCTTAAACTTACGGTCGATCCCGATACTGACTGCTCGATGTCAATCGCGTGGGTTATTACCTACTACACTATGGAGTAAATCATGGCTAACAACTTCCCAAATTTGCTTCCGAGTCTAAATCTCGATCTAGTCAACGGCATCTATGTCGATCCCAGAATTACATTTACGAGGGCGGGGACACGCACATACTACGGCAGGGATGTGGTTAAAGCTGAGGAGAATTTGCTGCTGCAAAGTCAGACGTTTAATACTGCAAGTTGGACGAAGGGAGCAAGCGTAACGCTAACAACCGATGCGGCAGTTGCGCCGGATGGCACATCAACTGCGGAAATGTTTAGCACCGCTCTAGGCAGTGATTCATCAGCGCAGCAAATCTCCCAAGTTACAACATCTGGCACTGGCGTGTTCACCGTAAGCATTTTTCTAAGATCGGCATCAAGTCAAACAGTTCGATTAAAATTGTTCGAAAACAACGGTGTAACGCTTATCGCCAACGAAGATGTGTCTGTGACTTCGACATGGACAAGGTTTGCTTTTACAGTCACTGTCACTACAGCAAACTTTACATTAGGTATACGGCCATCAGGCACGGCACTTACAGACATTGAAATATGGGGCGCTCAACTAGAACAACGCAGTTCAGCCACAGCCTACACAGCCACCACCACCCAGACCATCACAAACTACCAGCGACAACTTAAAACCGCTGCTGCAAACGAATGGCCGCGTGAGTTTGACCCTGTGACGGGGGAGTGTTTGGGGAGGAGTGTTTGGGAGAGTAGGACTAATTTGTCCTTAAGGTCTGAGGAGTTTGATAATGCGTATTGGACAAAAGTCGGCGCAACAGTAAGTGCAAATCAGGTAATAGCGCCTGACGGCACGTTGTCGATGGATAAGTTGGTTGAAGATACTGCTAACAGCGGTCACAGCGTACAAGGTACGGGGGTATCCGTCACTTCAGGGATTGTATATACATTTACTATTTACGCAAAAGCTGCGGAGCGTTCTTTTATACGGATAAATGGAAACACCACAGGGCTGGTCGGTGCGGCCTACTATAATTTAAGCACTGGCGCGCTGGGTACGGTTGCGGCAGGAACAACGGCATCTATTGTCAATGTTGGAAATGGCATTTACCGCTGTGTTTTTACTCGCACTGCTACCGCAACAAGCAGCGTTAGTTTTTTGGTTTCCGTCACAAACGCAGACAATGTGTCAAGCTATCTTGGAGACGGCTACTCAGGCATCTACATCTGGGGCGCACAACTAGAAGCCGGAGCATTTGCAACACCCTACATCCCCACAGTAGCCGCACAAGTCACCCGTCTTGCTGACAGTGCTGTGATGACGGGGACTAACTTTAGTAGTTGGTTTAATCCTAGTGAGGGGACGTTTGTAGTCAACTCAACTGGGCTTGATACATCGTTTACAGTTGCGGTTCAAGTGGATGACGGGACAACAAGCAACAGGATAGGTATGATAATTCCAAGGGCAAGCTCTGCCTCGCCAGCATTTATTTTTACGAGTGGCGCAGCTCAAACGGCTTTCTCAAACGTCACCTTTGTTGGTGATGATAAAGAAGCGTTATCTTACGCTGCAAATAACGTGTTGTTGTCTGTAAACGGTGCGGCTGTTCAGACAGATACGACCGTAGTGCTGCCTGTAGTTGACCGATTAAGAATTAGAAATAACTCAGCGGCTCCTTCATCCGGCTACATCAAACGCATAACCTACTACCCACAAGCCCTGACAGCGGCCAACTTACAGGCGGTGACGCGATGAACACATACTACCTACGCACAGTAAACTACCCGCAGCTTCTGGAGATGGGTGTCAAACTAGGTGTCCTTGCGATTGCCTACGAGGCTTATGACGAGGAAGGCTTGCCCATTGGTGACGGTGCTATATACGCCACAGACTGCGGATGCCTAGATTACATCGGTGAGATCAGCAAAGACGAGGTAGTCATTACCAACCCTGATGACATCCCATACATTCACGCCAACCTGATTACGCCGCATGACATTAAAGCCTTAGCCGAGGCATCAACCGATCCTGAGATACAGGCGGCATTGACTGATATTGCTGGCTGGTTTGTGGTAGACGCTGAGGGCAATGCTACAATACCTAATCATCCACACCGCGTATTTGGCTGAGGTATGTCATGCCCGAATCGAGCCTAATTGATATGCTGATTGCAGGAGCTGGTGCTGTAGTAGCCTGGTTTGTCAAATCAACACGCGAGGACAATAAGGAGCAAGATCGCAAGATTGAAAACTTGCAACGTGAACAGGCTGCTTTGTTAAGCCGTGAAGAGTTTCGCCAGGACATGCAAACTTTCAGGCAAGAGATGAATCAAAACTTTGACAAGGTTTTTTCTAAGCTCGACAAGAAGGCAGATAAGTAATGCTCGATCCGGTCTCAGCTCTTGCCATAGCCACATCTGCGTTTAATCTGCTAAAAAAGGGAATATCCGCAGGTCGAGAATTGGAAGACATGGCAGGCCAGCTGGGAACGTGGTTCGGCGCAGCCAGTGATGTCAAATCCGCAGAAGAAGAAGCAAAAGACCCACCACTTTTCAGAAAGCTGATCGCCAAAGGCAGTGTTGAGCAGGAGGCTATGCAAGCCCTGATAGCCAGGAAAAAAATTGAGCAGCAAGAGAAGGAGCTGCGCGAGTTAATAGTCTGGCGATGGGGCACTGAAGAATACACTGCAATGATGCGCGACAGAGCGCGTATTAAAGACACTCGCGCTAAAGCAATTCAAAACCAGCGGCGCAAGATGAGAAAGTTTATCGCAAACGTGCTGACCATTGTTGTGATACTCGGGTTAGTAGGTGCGTTACTGGCGTTAATAATCGGCATAATTTTAAATCTGGGGTAGTAAATGAACGAAAGTGACATCAAAGGCAAATTGACATTCGCCGTAACGCTGATGGTTTCCGCCACGCTGTGTGTCTCTGTCCTAGTCATGGTCATTGCACTAGTCTCTGGTCTCTGGTTTGACAACATCGACAACGCCGAAATATTCAAATTAATCAGTCCTGCTTTTCAGACAATTATCGGGGGCTTTATTGGCCTGCTTGCCGGGATAAAACTTGGTAACGGCGATGCTGAACCCCCTTGCCGAGGTAACAAATCATGTTAAGTTTAATATCAAGTTTGATGGGTTTTGCTGCCGGTGGCTTGCCGAAGGTGCTGGATTTTGTACAAGATCGAGGCGACAAGAAGCACGAACTGGCGATGATGGCAGCTAATCGTGAGCGCGAGATTGCACTAGCTCGTGAGGGCTTTGTTGCACAAGCTAGGGTCGAGGAGATCAAGACCGAGCAGATAGAGATGCAGACACAGGCGCAGGAAAAACTGGCTATGTGGAAGCACGATATGAAAATCGGTGAGGGTGCAAGTACTTGGGTTATTAACCTACGCGCCTCTGTTCGCCCAGTCGTAACATACATTTTTGTTGGCCTGCTTGTAGTCGTTGACGTTGCCGGAATCTGGTATGCGTACTCAACTGGCGTGGCGTTTGCCGAAGCGATGGACATGGTTTTCTCTGATGACGAAATGGCTATCCTAGCCGCAATCATCAGCTTCTGGTTTGGCAGTCAGGCGTTCAATAAGAAATGAGCATATCCGAGGCTGGTATCCAGTTGATCAAATCCTTTGAGGGCTGTCACAATCAGCCCTACAAGTGTCCTGCTACGCTTTGGACGATTGGCTATGGCAGAGTACTCTATCCAGATCAGGCAAGGCTCAAAACAGACGAGAGAGCCAGCTATCCACTACGCTCAGAGCATAACCGAGTGTTTGCAAATGATGAGATTGACTCGCTTCTTGAAGCGGATTTACAACGCTTTTCGAATGGCGTACTCAGATACTGTCCTGCTGCTGCTGATAATATGTGCCACCTGGATGCAATGGTCTCGTTTGCTTACAATGTGGGACTAGGTAACCTTCAATCCAGCACACTACGGATGAAGTACAATCGAGGTGACTATCAGGGCGCAGCAGATGAGTTCCTGAAGTGGACTAAAGCTGGCGGCAAGGTACTCAATGGCTTAGTCAGGCGCAGAGAAGCCGAGAGAGCGTTATTCCTCTCCGGCGGCTAGTCTATCAAGTATCTCCTGCACCTCTTGCTGGGCTTTATCGTGACGCTCCTGCAACGATAGGTGCATGTCGCTACATAGTGCCATGATTGACCCAGAATCGTGTGGAGCGCAGCACAGGACGCTTCCAGATGGGTAGGTAACAAACTTCATCGCGGCCTCGGTCTCTTTTTGTGGAAGGCAATGTTGTCGTCATTGTAAAAACCGGCAGGCCATTCGTTTGTGCCATCAACTGCAACAGATTCACCAGGCTTACGCACATCAATCTTGCCGCCACCTGACAGATACATCTTGATGTCTAACTCAAGCCGTTTCTTGATATCCTTTTCCACCTTCTGATATTTCATCACGTTTCATTTGCTCCAGTATCTCGATCAGTTGTGCTTGGTCAGGCTTTGGGCAGTCACCTTCTGGCATTACTATATAACCTTTTCTGATTTGCCGGTGATTGATTGGGCAATAGCCTCGCGCATTATTGTTCTCCAAGCGGTACGCTGGGCAGTCGAAACAGGTTTTCATTTTCGATCAACCTCCGCTTTAAAATTGTTATTTCCGTTCGCGTTTGATCCAACCACTTTACCTTTAGCTGATCTTGTTTCTGTTCGATAGCGTACAGCAAAAACTCTGAGTCAAGTATCACGATAACCGCACTCCCACCACAATGATGATGACAGCCAGCACAATAATCGTACCGCAGATAATGCTTGCCTCACGCAGCATTTTCTTTGCCTCAGCCTCTCGTAGCTTTTTAACTCTGGTCACTGTGTCGATGACATCTTTCATCTTGACACCTCCCTTGCCTTAAGCATTGCGTCTGCCATTTCGTAAGCAATCTCTGCTTTTTTAGATATTGGAATTATAGATTTGGCTGTGTCTGCTGCAAACATGCCCTGCATTGCCTTTGCTGCAAAGTAATCGCGCAGGCTCATGCCATCGTAATCATCGCATTGTTGCGGAAACGCTCGTCCGTATTTGTGTACGCTCATCGACTTACCTCCCTTGCACAACCCGCTGACGACTCAGCAGGCTCATACTCCGTCAGCAGATCGCCCTTGCGGTATATGCCGTCTGCGCGGCGGTTGGTGGCTTCAATGTTAATCATGGCTTGCAGGTCACTGTTGCGCTGATAACGCACACCGGCAGAGCCTACGAGGTAGCCTGATAACAAGCCAATAATTAAGACTGTTAAGTGTGTCATTTGTTATTCTCCTGCGCCGTGGCGCTGTTGTGTGTGCTTTAAAACAACGTGTGCTGCACAGTGTTGGTGTCGGTCACTGTCGATTGAATAACCCATTGCCACAAAACATCACCAGCACAAGTCAAATCCGCGCCTGGCTTAAGGTGCGCCACTTCCAACTTGTTGACTTTAAAGTGTGGCTTCTCGGCAATCTCCTTTTCGGCCATTGCTCTGGCTTGTTCAGGCGTAGACCCTATGCCCCAAACAACTTTGTGATCTGGTTCAATGATGGCGATCATAATGCCTCCCTGCACCTGATTCGGTGCAGTATCCAAGTTAAATAGTGTGAGTTGTGTTTAGTCATCTGGGTGCAGAACCCTAGCAATTCGGCTTGGGTAGCCCAAGATGCGGCACTTTTCTTTTACAGTGTGGCAAGCACCTACGCCATCAACCCACCACATCGAATCATCCGGCGCGTCAACAAACTCAGGGTTTGTCATCTCACCATCATCGTCATACTCGCAAAAAAACCACTTAGTAGTAGTCATTCTGTATCTCCTCAAGTTCTGCATCCCACATTTCAGCAGCTTCCGCGTGAGCCGTTGCTGCCAACTCACCGCAGCCATTCCACTGCGCGTAAGGAACCTCAGTGCCGTCTTCATCAATCATGACTTTAACAATCTTACCGTCATAAAAGGTAAACAGGGTAGGCTCTCCGCTTTCATCCTCAACATACACTTCACCAGTGTACTCGTGACCTTCTGGGTACTCTGGCGGGAGCATGTTGTCGTAACGCGCTTGTGCTGCTTGTAATGTCATTTTTATAACTCCTGCTGTGTGTGTCATTTAATTGTGCTTTATTTTAAGCACTTCTGCAATGCTTTCAAGCAATCAATTTGCCTTTTTATTGCAGTTTTAACCTCAGATGCGGTTTTGATGCTGATCAACCGTTCGCCAGACCTCATGGCAACCACCATCCTTTCTGACAAGCCGATCTCAGCAGCCATCCTTGCATTGTCGTAGCCAAGCGCAGCCTGAACCTTCACAAACGTGTTCGATTCCATTAATTGCCATCCTTAACGAACTGGCCGTTGACCATTCGCCCAGTGCGTTTTGAGATTACGTTGTAGGCTCCCTCGATGCACTCTGACATGCGTAGACCTTGCATTTCAGCTTGGATAACAAGGGTCACATAAATGTCGCCAATGGCATCAGCAATCTCAGCAATGTTGCGATCAGCCAAAGCATGGGTAAGTTCTTCAACTTCCTCCAGCGTCTTCATGTGCTGGCCTGCTTCAGTGCCTCGACCTTTTGCGCCCAAGATGCCTTTATCATGCGCCCAATCCAGTATTTCTTCTTCCAAATATGCGCTCATGGTTTATCCCTAAAATGGCAAGTCGCCGGAGTCATCAAAATCGTCATAAGCTGGAGCTGGCTGCGGTGCTTGCCTGCCGTGATTGCTGTGCTGTTTTGCGCTTGGCTGCTGCTGCTGATCTTTCCAAAACACTTTACAGTTACCGAGGATTGCTCCATTCTTGCCAGCGTCACGGTTCTCCTTTGTCTCATCCTGAGTGATCATGCCGTGGTTTCCGTACTGATCAGCCTGGTCTATGTCCACAAAAACGGTAGCAGACAGGTAAACGCCTTTAGCTCCTTTGTACAACAAAGCCTTGTCGATCTTTGATACATCAATGGATAATTTAACGCCTACTTTGCTCATATCAATCTCTCATAATTAACGGTTGGTAAAATTGGTTTCTTTCGTTTTGCAGGCTCTTGGTCTGACTTCCAAAAACTGTAGAAGTCTGACAACAGCGCAAGGCATTGCTGCCAATATTCTTTATCAAACGGCACTTCCCATACTTCAAAGCCTTCTGGTGTCCAGCAAACAAAGTGCGACAACTTGCGCCCAGTTATGAAAAGCTGTCCCTGCACTTGCGGCATGTAAACATCAGGAACCTTTCCGTATAAGTTCATGCTGGCTGGGCATTTGGCCTCGATAACGATGTCACTGCCGACAAAGCCATCAGGAGTGCATCCCAGCCAGTCATGGCTCGCAGATATAACGAAACCCTGCTTACCACCAGCACTTTGCACGATGTCGCCTGTATGCACCTCGTAGGCGGTTATAGCGTGATGCTCGTTTGCTGATCCCCACTCGGTTGCAGCATTTCCTTCAAAGCGAGGCTCGCGGCCTGTGAGCTGCCGCCAGAGCTTTTGTCTGGAGTCATAGCCTATGCCTATGGCTGACGCAAACACGCTTGCAGTCAGCCTGCCTTCTCTATCAGGTGACAGGCTCATGCTAGACGCTCTTTGACTTCTGCCAGCACATCGCCGTGGGCTTCACGCTGGTCAGGTGTCATTGACTTCCAAGCGGCTCTCAGCTCATCAATGTTGGTGCAGGCATGTAGCATCTGGCTAAGGATTGGATCAGGCTTGCGGTCAGGCTTGTGAGCCTGTGGGACATCTTCACCAGCGTAGATATAATGTGCGAGACCAAACAAAGCCAAGCACTTAACCAGGCATCGCATCATTGCCGTATTAACAGCAAAACTGTCGGGGTTTGGAATAGCCTTGTTCTTATAGTCCATCACTGGCAACCACATCTTGCGGCTGCACTCTTGAATGCTGACAGTGCAGAACACCATCATCGTGCCGTCAGCCATAACCTTTGGCTCGTCAAACTCAAACGTGGCTTCTGGGTAATGCTCCATCAGCGTTGACCAAGCCCATGCCCAGCTTAGGTAGGTCAAGTTGGCTTTCTTTTCAACGTGATCAGAACAATCAATGCTGCTAAGGGTCTGCCAGATTTCTTTGTGTATCATTGTTATATCCTCTTTTTGGTTTGTGTGTTCGCACATTTAAGCACTTATGGTGCGCCCAAGCAAGCACAAATAGAGTTTACTTTGCAAAAATAGTGTGCTTACAATAGCGCATCAACAACAAGATTGAGGGTTAAACAATGAGGCAGACAGGGTATGCCATTGACTGGACAGCCAGCCTGGACAAAGATGAGAGCAGGTCACAAGACCCGTGGATCAGCCTAGAAACAATGCAGCCAGACAAGTACAGGCCAACAGGTCGCCTAGCACTTTACAAAGGCACAAGGTACGACATATTTACTGTCTACCTACCTCGCAAGGGCATTGATCTGGCTACAACAGTTAAAGCCTACGCATCAGGTCACTTCAAGATGATCGAATGCAATGGCAGGCTTTACCTGACTATGATTGATGGCGTGGTGTTTGAAAGGAATAAGCCAGAAGGTTTTAATATCAAAAAAGAATTACGCAGACAGTGAGTTCTGTATTATGATTAAGAGGCTTACCGCAGAAAGACAAAAGCCCCGTTCGGCTAAAAACGAGGCTTTTGAGGGGGTAGGCAAGGTTGGAATCAGCAACCCTGTTAGACGGCATATTACTTTATATGTTTTGTTTATTCAAGATTGCTCTGCTATTCACCAGCCTTATAACACTTTAGCCCGTGACGGGTATAACAACGGCAACGTATCGCGCAGAGTTCCGACACTTAAAACGGTAATCAAAATTCCAAGCTCTGACCGACCCTTGTCAACTTGGCCCATGAAGCAGCCACTGGCTGACCGATTCGCAGATAGGATGCTGCGTGAGACTTGT